GAACGTGGACCAGAAGGCCCTCGAGGTCCTCGGGGTCCTCCTGGACCCGCTGGTGGCGGAGCTGGAGGAACCCCTGTTCCTGGCCCCGAAGGTCCTAGGGGTCCAGCTGGACCTCAGGGCCCCCCAGGACCTAAGGGTGACAATGGTCTTCCAGGTCCTACTGGCCCCGCCGGAGCAAATGGTCAACCCGGACCAAAGGGCGATAACGGTGCAGTCGGACCCGCTGGCCCTCCTGGACCGCAGGGTCCTCCCGGACCTGCTGGAGAGCGTGGCCCTGCCGGTCAGGATGCAGTCACCCCTCAGCTTGACAAGTACCTCACCAAGGACGAGGCAGCCAAGACCTACGGCGAGAAGGCTGATGTCGAAGACGCACTACGACAGACCAACCCATTCAAGAATGGCGCTAGGTATTACTCGCCGGTAACCTATTACTGGCCTGACTACTACCAGGACGGAAAGCCCGGGCAGTTCTCCAAGTGGGCTCAGACGCTGAAGTTCCGGGACAACCTCGGATACGTCATCCTTAACCGCAACAGCGGAGACTGGGAGGCGCAGGAGGTCGACTTCCAGAAGCAGGGAGAGCTCGCTCTTGGTGCCGGGGCCAAGAAGGTCCTGTTCTACATCAAGACTCAGTATGGCGCAGCTATCAATCCAGATGCCGAGGAGAACCGAGGTATTCCAAACGCAGCCAAATTCACCAAGGAGTACATCCTTGAGCAGCTGAAGCGAGCCAAGCATTGGTATGGCGACCTGGTACAGGGCGTCTTCCTTGATGAGGTGATCAACGGTTGGGATGCTCGAAAGGATCGGCTTCCGTGGTATAAGGATCTGATCGATACTATCCGACGTGAGAACGGAATCGACTTCGTTATCGCCATCAATACTGGATCCAACATCTCTCAGGAGGTGTGTGATCTGGACTTCGACGTCTGCATGATGTTCGAAGGTACGTCCGCTAAGTTCCTCGAGGAGAATCCGACTTCCCCGATTCTACCCGATCACATGAAGGCCTACCCGTCAACTCGTTGGTGGGCTGTGGTGCACTCAGTCACTTCGGAGAACTATCAGAAGGTCTTCGATAAGGCGGACAACCTCGCCATCAGCCACCTCTATGTCACCGACGGATTCCTCGTCGAGGATCCTCAAAATGGTGGTCAGTGGCACCCAGTGGGGAACCCGTACGAGAACCCTCCGGGCGCCGAGATCCGCGAGCTGATCATTCCGTGGCTCAGGGGATACCTGAAGCTCAAGCTGAAGGTCGACAACCTGAAGATCCCTGAGGTTCCGAAGATGATCGTCCTCGGACCAGATGACCCAGTACCTGCTGGGACTCCGTCTGGGACGGTGATTGTTAGGCGGGCCAAGTAATGGCTAGCGTATTCCCAGTAATTGGAGCCTGGTGGGGAAGTAACGGGGCTCGAGTAGGGGACGGCCGACTGATCCGAAAAGGATCCAGCTCCACCCCATTCGAATCGTCTGCCTACACCGTCGGCGATCGCAAGTGGACTGTTGAGATCACGTACTCAGCGGATCAAGACACTCAGATCGCCATGCGAGCCAACTGGTTCGAGGCGGGAAAGAAGACCACCGGTAAGCAGGACTTCATCACCACCTGGAACATCCGCGGTGGGGCGAATGCTGCGATCCGGTTTGAATTCGAGCTTCCTACCAACGCCTATCCGCTCTGGACCCCCTCGATTGCTATCCCTGGTACGGCAAACGATATAACGATCCACAACGTCAACGTCTACGAGACACCCAAACCAGGATTGATAGTTAATCTTTCGGGCGGACGTGGATCAGAAGCCAATGGGTTTGGTACTTATTATCTGCTAGGGAGTAGGGCTAAGGTCGGGGACCTGCTAGTTGTATTCTATGCCTCACAGTTTGGAAATACTAAAGCTAGGCCACCTGCAGGTTGGGATTTTCAGTACACCAGTGACGCAGGCGGCAGATCCGGGTACATCGCTGTAAAACGATGCGCCCAGGAGGACCTGGATAAGAATATTAAATTCAACAGCGATTCTCCAACCGAAGCTAGAGAGAATTTTATTCTCTACTCTATCGGTGGCGTGTCTAACTACACGATACATCAATGGCAGCCTGGTATTCCGACCTTAGATACAACTAAGAAGAATCTGGTAGCCGTTCAGTATCACGCATACTCGTCTACGAAAGAACCAGTATGGTACCCACCTGAGGCACAAGAGGTTACTGCTGGAGGTAAGCGAGTAACCAATGGTCCGTGGTCATTGACCATCGGTGCTATAGCCAATTCGGTCAAAGAGACTTTTGGAGCAAGGGCTTACGCATGGGTTGAACTCGAGGAGAGTAACCCAGAAAAGCCCACTCCGAAAACACCAGGTGTCGAGGTTGTAGATTCAGGCGCATCTAATCTGGTGTTTGTCTATCAGAATGGAGAAGAGCGCCCGGCCACTATGAAGGCTGTTCCTCGGGGGTATAAGGACATCGGGACCATGATGATTACTCGTGGATTCCTCGTCGCTCACCGAGGGGGATCCGTCAGCTGGCCCGAGGCATCTATGCGTGCATACACCAACGCCGTAATGTACGGTGCAGGTGCCCTCGAGGTGTCTTGTCAGAAGACGAAGGACGGCGTGTGGTTCCTTAACCACGATCGAACCCTTCAGCGAGTCGACAAGACTGCCCCGGATACCCCCGTCACGGAAATGACCTGGGCAGAGATCAAGAAGTACACCACCATTGGCGAGCCATTTATGACTGTCGAGGAGTACTTCGCCTCCTACGGCTCAAGCCACATCACGGTACTCGATCCAAAGTATTCTGCCGCCCAGTGGCAGGAGCTGAAGAAGTTTTTCCCGACAGATGCCCACGGGCGAATCATTTGGAAGTTCTCGATTGATGCCGGATGGCTGGCCAATCAGTGGAAGTCTGATGGTTGGAAGTGCTGGGGGTATTCATACCCGGATCAGGTTACTGACGGTCGGATCAACGAGTGGCACAAGCCCTGGGATTACATTGGTATGTCCTGGGAAGCCAGCGATGAGGTTTGGAGACGAACTACCGCCCTCGGAAAGCCCGTATGGGGGCACATCTGCCCGACAAGGCAAGCGTACGATGACGCCCTAGCCAAGGGTGCTGTCGGATGTATGGTCTCCGGAGTGGCTAACATCTACTCCGAATCTCTAGTCTAGGAGAATCATGATCACGATCGAGAGTCAGGGAGACTGGAAACTCACCAGGAATTGGTTTGACAGAATGACGAAGTTAGACCTGGCTCTGATCATGAATCAGTTCGGCAAGGAGGGGGTTTCTGCTCTCAAGGCGGCGACCCCCTCCAGGTCGGGTGAGACGGCAGCTAGCTGGAACTATGAAGTCACGAGAACCGGCAACAACTGGCAGATCACCTGGACAAACTCACACGTAAACAACGGCGTGAACATCGCCGTCATCTTGCAATATGGCCACGGTACTCGTAATGGCGGGTATGTCGTTGGCCGAGACTACATCAACCCCGCTATCAGGCCCGTATTCGACAAGATAGCGAAGAAGGCCTGGAAGGAGGTCACTAAGTAGTGGCTACTATTGACGAGCGGGTAGTCTCGCTCAAGATGAACAACAAGCAGTTCCTTTCTGCGATCAAGGAATCCGCATCCAGTATGGATCGACTCAAGGAATCCTTGAAGATGCAGGGGGCTGCATACGGTCTTTCTCGAATCGGCGAGATCGCTAAGAACACCACCCTCGGTGATTTGGCCACCAAGGCTCTCGACATCGGTAAGAACATGACCGTCATGCAGGGTCTTGCCGTCACTGCATTCGGTGGAATCGGCGTCGCAGCACTAAACGCTGGTCGAAGCGTGGTCTCCGGCTTCATCGGAACCATTAAAGATGGCTTTAATGAGTATGAGCTCAAAATGAGAGCAATTCAGACCATTATGGCCAATACAGTCGAGAAGGGGACCACACTCGGCGAGGTTAAGACTTCTCTGGCCGAGCTGAACACCTATGCCGATAAGACGGTATACAGCTTCAGCGACATGACTCACGCCATTGGTCTATTCACCGCAGCTGGTGTCGATCTTCAGACATCTGTGGCATCAATTAAGGGTCTGTCTAACCTCGCAGCGGCCTCTGGTTCAACTGCCCAGCAGACAGCCACGGCATACACTCAGCTTTCTCAGGCTATCGCGGCTGGCGCAGTCCACCTTCAGGACTGGAACTCGCTAGTCCAGGCAGGTATGGGCGGTGAGTCGTTCAGGAATGCCCTTATCGAGACCTCCCGAATGATGGGTACTGGCTACGATGAGGCTATTGCTAAAGACGGAAACTTCCGAGAGTCTCTCAAGGAAGACTGGCTTACTGCTCAGGTCATGACGACCACCCTTACTGCCCTAACAAATGACCTCTCCGAGGCTCAGCTCGTTGAGATGGGTTATTCGGAGGAGCAGGCCCACAAGCTTAAGCAATTTGCTCAGGGTGCTTTTGATGCCGCGACTAAGATTCGAACCTTCAGTCAGCTAGTAGACACGACTAAGGAAGCCATAGGTTCAGGATGGGCTGAGACATTTGAGATCCTATTTGGCGATTTTGAAGAGGCATCAGTCCTGTTCACGTCTATTGGCGACTGGCTTGGTGGGGTCATCAAGTCTAGCGCAGATGCTCGAAACGGATTCCTCCAGATGTGGAAAGATCTTGGAGGACGCGCATCCCTTGTTCAGGGTCTGGCCAATATCTTCTGGGCCATCGTCAAAGTTCTCGGACAGATCGGAACCGCCTTCCGACGAGTATTCATGAACGCTAGTGCCGAAGGTCTTGTTCGCATCACCAAGGCGTTTGAGAACTTCACGTCTAAGCTCATCATCACGAACAACTTTGCCGAGAAGCTTGAGTGGACGTTCACAGGGGTCTTCTCGATCTTCCATATCTTCGCCACCATCCTCGGCGAGGTAGCTCAAGTCATCTTCACGGTCGCCTCACACATTATCAGCGCACTATTCCCAGCGTTCACAGGGATCAACTCTGGCGTATTCCAGATCACGAAGGTAATCGGTAAGGCGATCTTCTGGTTCGATCAGTGGTTCACCAAGCTAGATATCGGTGGTAAGATCCTCAAACTCCTTCTTCCACCGATCGATCTGGTCGGTAAGGCAATCAAGTGGGTTTCCGATAAGATCCATGACTTCATCATGTGGATCGACTTCACCGGAAAGGTTCGTGGTGCCGGAGAGGGACTCAAGAACCTAGCTTCGAAGTTTGGGCTGGTCAAGGACGCGCTTAAGAACTCTGTGATTGGTCGAGAGTTCTCTGCTGCTATGGATTCCATTCATAGCGGAGTAGACAAGGCCAAGTCCAAGGTAAACGAGTTCGCTAACAGCGTCGGAGACAAGCTTAAGGCTAAGCTGGTATCTGGTAAAGCCGCTCTGTCTGACTACTTCAAGGGATTCAACTTCGGAGACATGTCCTCAGCTGAGGCAATCGTCGCATCCCTTGGTAATAAGTTCGATGAACTCGGTCAGAAGCTCAAGATCTCCGAGAAGGTCCAGTGGCTCAAGGAGAAGCTGGTCGAACTCAAGGAAGTCCTTATCGAAACTTGGAACACTGTTCAAAATAGCAGTGTTTGGCCCAAGCTAGGAAAGGCTTTCGGTGATGTTGGCAGCAAGGTTAAAGATGTAGCCCTATCCTTCCGTGACTGGGTAAATGGTCACAGCGAGGTAAAGGCTAAGGCCAAGGAAGCTGCAGGTGCAGTTTCAGAGGTTGGTTCTGCTGCAGCTCAAGCGGCCAAGGAAACTGGTCAGGCAGCCAAGGAGAACTTCCTCAAGAAGTGGTTCGAGGATATCAAACAGGTTGCGAGAGAGATCCATCTCCCGGAACTGTTCGACACCATCAAGCAGAAGTTCCAGGAATTCAAGGACTTCGTCACTAACACCTTTGCGCCGAAGGTCAAGGAGGGCGTCAAGAATGCCTTCGGATCCATTGGTGATGCACTCAGCAACGCAAATTCCAACCTCAAGTCTTATGACATGGGTAAGATCCTTGTCGGGGCTATTGGTGGCGGAGTACTTATCGCCTTTACCCGATGGATCAACTCATTCAAGAAGAACTTCGACAAGATCGGAAATGTTGCAGATAAGATCGGCGATGTCTTCGATAAACTTGGCGGAGTTCTCGAGGCATTTGAGCAAAAGGTTAAGGCTAAGGCTCTTCTGACGATCGCCATTGCTCTCGGTGTTCTAGCCGGTGCTCTGATTCTTATGTCCCTTGTTCCGGCGCCTAAGCTCTTCATCACCATCGCTGCGATGAAGTTGATGTTCAACATGCTCCAGGACATGATGGATCACCTGGCTGGCTTTACCGAGTACAAGAAGGGGACAGCAATGCTGATCCCCTTAATGCTCACCCTCGGTACGACTATGCTTCTTATGGCCGCGGCTGTAAAGATCCTATCGACCATGGACGTCAAGGGCGCTATTGTAGGGGTACTGGCGTTTAGACATATTCTTGACGCAATGGCTGACTTCTTGAGGCGTATACATGGTATGAAGGGCTCGGGTGCTGCTGCGGGCATTATCATGTCTCTAGCCGTATCTTGTGTTATTCTAGCTACCGCTGTATATATGCTCGGGTCGATGGATACCGGGAAGGCCGTGCAAGGCGTTATTGCACTCGCAGCAGTCATCACCATTCTTTCCGGATTTATGGTGGTTGTCAGCAAGGATCCATACATGGGTAAGGGTGCAGCCCTTCTCCTGTCTCTCGCGGTATCTTGTAACATCCTGGTTGCTGCGATATGGATGCTTGGTACGATGGACACGGGCAAACTTCTTCAAGGCGTGATCGCTCTTGGTGTCATCATCGCCGAGCTGTCAGTCGCAATGGCCATTGCTGGTAGAGCAAATGCACGTGGTGCTGCCGCGATTATCGCTATGTCTGCAGCGGTCATTGTTCTAACCGGTGCGGTAGCTATTCTCGGAAACATGGACATCGAGACCCTTGCTAAGGGACTCATTGCTCTGGCAGCAGGTCTGGCGATTCTGGCCATCTCAATGGCAGCAGCAGACGCCTTCAAGGAAGGTGGAATTGCTCTAGGGATCGCCTCTATCGCATTCCTGGCCCTGGCCTCAGCAATGAAGACCCTTTCCACGATCACGTGGACTCAGCTGGCAATTGGTTTGATCGCTCTTGCTGGTGGTATGCTGATCCTGGTTGCTGCGGCAGCTGGTGCACAGTACTTCGCGGTAGGTATGATCATCCTTACTGCTGCACTACTTGCACTAGGACTAGCCCTACTCCCAATCTCGATTGGTATGGCGGCATTTGCGGCGGTTCTGGGTATCTGTGCTACTACAGGCGCCGCGGCATTCCTAGTCCTAACCGAGGGATTGAAGCAACTGGCAGCAATTCTACCACAAGTAGCTATTGATTTCGCTAACGCTATCGCCAACTTCATCATCACCCTTGGCGCCAAGGCTCCAGAGCTTGCTGTTGCTATGGCAGCATTGCTAGGGGCGATCATTTATGCTATTAATGTCAATATTCCCGGCATTGTGGCGTCGCTGTTCATCCTGATCCAGGCGATGCTCACCGAGCTGGCCAATCACGCCTACGAGTTCGGCGAGAAGGGCGCTACTATTCTGGCTAACTTCCTGAATGGTATCGCTGATAACATCGGCAAGGTGATTGACGCTGCTACAAACGTCATTCTCAACTTCCTGGATGGAATCGCTAGGAATGGACCCAAGATCATCGACAAGGGTATGTGGACTGTCCTCAAGCTCCTTGAGGGTGTTCGCGATGCCATCAACAAGTACTCTCACCGGTTCAACAAGGTTGGTCGAGAGATTGCTTGGGCTATCGTTGATGGTATGACCGATGGTCTGGCGTCAAAGGCCTGGAGCTTTGGTGAGTCCATGGTCTCCGTCGCCAAGAAGGGCTACAACAAGGTCAAGAACTTCTTTGGTATTCACTCACCTTCTCGACTGATGAAGGAACTCGGTGGATACGTCGGAGAGGGTCTCGCCATCGGTATCGAGAACACTGGTGAGCGTGTTGCTGCAGCTGGAGACAACATGTCCTCTGCGGCTTACGATGCTATGTCTCGAGCTCTTGATGGAGTAAACGATCTCATTGAGGATGACCCATCCTTCAAGCCCGAAATCAAGCCTATCCTGGATCTCACTGAGATGCAGAAGCAGGCCAAGGGAATAAACAACTTCCTTCCCGCCATCGGAGTCACGGCACAGGCTGCTAACGCGGCTCGGCCTCCTGCTCCGATCGCAGTTGACAATTCTGACAAGAATAGTCAAAATGGTGTTACAAACATCACATTCAACCAGACCAACAACTCGCCTGAGGCGCTGGATGCGGCGACTATCTACCGCCAGACCCACACTCAGCTTGCTATGGCAAAGGACAAGTTGACACTATGATCTCAGAGATCTCGTCCACGACCAAGTCGGGGGATCGACTTGCAATCGATATCACAGACCCCTACTCGTCGGGGGTCGCGATCAAGGAGATTACTGGTCTGGGGCCAGTAAAGGCAGACATCAGCACAGACCGATATGCCTTGCTGGACGGAGCATTCCTCAAGGGGGTCAGGGTTGGTACCCGTACTGTGGTACTGACTCTGATCCCCTGGGGGACCGACATTCAGGAACTCCGACTCAAGTGCTACTCCTATTTCGGAGTCGGGGAGACCATTACTCTCGGTGTGACTACCGACTGGCTTAACGTGCACTCTGACTTCATTGTCGAGTCCGTCGAGCCGAACATCTTCTCCGAGCGGCAGGAGATCCAGGTCTCCCTTCTCGGGCTGGACCCGTACTGGAAGTCCTCCGCTACTCAGATTCAGAAGGTTGTTGGCTTCAACGACAACACGCCTTCCTTCGAGTTCCCGTTCTTCTCTGAGCCCAACCACAAGCTCAAGTTCGGTGACATGACTAACTCTTCCGGTAAGGACATCCGGTACCTTGGTGACTACCCGGCTGGTGCGACCATCACAGTCGAGTTCTCAGGAACCGTGAGTAACCTTATCGTCTCGAATGTGACCTACAACGAGACTATGTCCATCTCTCGAGCTGGAAACTTCTACCAAGGCGAGAGTATCATCATTGACACTCGACCCGGTAAGAAGTCCATTACCCACCAGGCTCGAGGTAGGAAGTCCTTCATTACGGGCGTTCTGGCTCCGGGGAGTACCTGGATTCAGATGCACCCAGGCATCAATACGATCGCCCTGCAGTATGCTGGGGGCGTTGACGACGTTAGCGTCTCTATGGAATACGACACTCTCTACAGGGGGATTTGATGCAGCTGTTCTTCGCGTTCCTCCATAACTATGAAACCCTTATCGAGGTTCCGAATAACTTCTACTCGCTGAACTGGACCGAGAGAGCATACGACTATGGCCAGTTCGAGCTCCAGCTCTACTCGGATCAGCCCGGGTATGAGTATAGTCTCGGGAATCTGTTTATCCGAGACGACACGGATACGGTGATGGTCATCGAGACCGCTACGGTGAAACAGGAGGATGACGGTGTCTACCTCCACAAGTATACCGGGCGATCGCTCGAGTCGATGATGGAGTGGCGAATCCTTCCGCACCGGCGATGGATTGAACCAGATGCAAATGGCCAGTTCAATGCCCAGGCTATGGCAGAGGATGTTGCGCACAGCAACCTCGGTAAGGATGCAAAGCCTGAGCGACGGATTGATAATTTCAACTTCCACAGAAATACCCGTGTGTCTCAGATGGCATACGTCAATGACACTGGTCAGAAGATCCAGGATGGTAAGTGGATCATCTACGACCGGGCGCCAATTGCGGACATGTTCAAGAATGTTATCTCCGCATGCAAGCCAAACGGATATTCGCTCTTCTACAAGATCAAGCTCGAGAACGGCGGCATCCACTGCTACATCACTGCTCCTCGGCTGATCAACACGATCACTCTCGCACAGGAGAATGACAACTTCTCGGACTTCGAGTCGGTTGATTCGATTGTCGATAAGAAGAGTACGATCTACGAGATCTTTGATACTGGTGACGTAGACCTAGACTGGGTTGCGGATGGAACTACGCATACCCGGGCGCATACACTTCGCTCCGAGAACCCAATTACTCGACGAGAGGTCTTGTGGGACAACACCCAGGTCCACAAGCCATATTCGGTCAAGGACTGGAAGGCGCTTACACCCCTTCAGAAGAAGCACATCTCTTCTCTGACTGAGGTGTGGTACCCATTCTGGGTTCTCGACGCCATGTTCCCGAAGTACACTCCACTCAAGATGATTTCGGGTAAGATCAACAACTTCTCGAATGTCATGTACCGTAGTGGCTTCGATGTAGGTGATATCTTCTACTACGTCCCGTCCGGAAGCAACCCAGTACCTATCGAGTGCCAGCTTACCGAGATGACTGAGTCCTGGTCAGCTGACGGATTCTCTCAGGTTCCTTCCATCTCTATGTCGTCTCGTACCAAGTGGAATGGCGACGGCTTCCGTATCGACTTCACTCGCAATGGACCCGGTGAGGTCATCGTTCCTCGAGAAAGGGATTAGCATATGGCCATTACTAGTGGTTTCTACAACTCCGTGAATGGCGACCGGACATATGACGCTGACCAGTTCGGCTCACTGTTCGATGGTATTATTGCCCCGGGGGTATTTCCGAACGTGGGAGACAAGTTCCGCGTTCGACCTACTAACAACGGAATGTCTGTCTATGTCGGCTCAGGCAAGGCGTGGCTGAACAACCGATGGGTCGAGAACTCGGGTGACGAGACGGTTACTCTGACCGGATCTCATGCAACTCTGGACCGTATTGACCTCGTATGTGTCGAGGTTGACCGATCCAAGGCTATCCGCGGTGCGAAGATCAAGGTCGTCCAGGGAACCCCAGCGGTTACCCCCACCGTTCCCTCGGTGGACGACAATGGCGATCGACAGACGTTCGCTCTGGCGCAGATCAAGATCATCAAGAACTCTCGACAGATCACAGCTGAGAACATCATCAGCCTCGTGGGTAGTGCTCGTACTCCTTACGTGAGTGGGCCTCTGCAGAACATCAACCTGGATGCTCTCCAGGCCAAGCTGCAGGGCGAGTTCAATACCTGGTTCGAGTCCGTCCGAGATGCACTGGCTAACGCTGGGGGCAATACCTCAACTGACGTCGCCAACCTCAAGGTGAGTGACCGGAACCAGAACGAGCGACTCCAGGCTGTTGAGGGTCGTATCGCGGGTACCGAACTCAACATCACCAAGATCAATGAGAAGTTCAGTAACTCGGGCTCTGTCTATGGGATGCTGAATGACTCGAATGTTGGTGTGCACAACTCCATCTATCGAGGCGCCTCGCTGGGAAGCAACGTCACTCCATATCTCCAGGCTATCCGAAGCGGTTCCTTCTCCGGGCTCTATCTCGGGGACTACTGGACATACTCTGGTATCACCTGGCGTATCGTGGCGTTCAACTACTTCATCAATATTGGTGAGCCCCCGTTCCGACAGAACCATATTGTGGTCGTCCCGGATGCGTCGCTCTTCCGAGACGCATGGTCTACCACGATTCCGGACCAGCGCTCGTATGTGGACTCGACTCTGAACCAGTCTACCATGACGAAGGCTAGTCGCATGGCTGAGTCTCTGTTCAACCGGTCCAACATGGTTGGCGTATGGACTCGAGTGGCTACCGGGTATGATGGGAACGGGTCCGTTAAGGACTGGCGCTGGTACAACCCGCACATCAATATCATGGATGAAGCGATGCTATGGGGCACGTCTATCTTCGACGACACGCTCTCCAGAGGTATTCACCACAACCAGTTCCCCGCATTCCGGCTCAACCCCGCCCTTGTTAACATCGAGGAGGAATACTGGCTTCGTGAGCGCGCCTCAGCTCAGACTGCGGTCTACATGAAGTCCACGGGCCAGTTCTCCCACGCCCCGCTGAACTACTCCTTCGGGGTTCGTCCCTATCTAGCGATCGGTTAACATGCAGCACTTCGGATTCAACCCACTGCTTGATATCGTTCTTGCGATATTCTTGTCAGTACTGGGATCTTCCGGGATGTGGGCCTGGATCATGAAGCGCAGTGAGCGGAAGTCCGCAACCTCAAGGCTTCTGCTCGGTATGGCCCATGACCGGATTGTATATGTCGGGAAGACATATCTCCATCGAGGATTTCTCACCCTCGACGAGTATGAGGACTTCATGAAGTATCTCGTAGAGCCCTATTCCGAGTTCGGGGGAAATGGGCTTGCTGAGAAGATCGTGAATGAAGTCAAGAATCTTCCTGTCGTCCCCACCCCTAGACCCCCGGCAAAGAGGAAAACATATGGCAAAGCACCTTCAGGAGAGTAAGTTGAACAACAAGTCCTACGATATCCTCAAGTGGGTTGCGCTGGTCGCCCTTCCGGCTACCTCTGCGCTCTACCTCACGCTGGCGGCTCTGTGGCACCTGCCTCACCCGACTGAGGTTGCGGGAACTATCGCTGCGATCGACACCTTCCTGGGTGTGCTTCTCGGCGTGAGCTCCAACAAGTACCAGGGGACCCAGCCCTCTGGCGCCCTCCACGTGTCTGAGGACCAGGGAATTCACGCCACTTTCGACCAGGGCGTCGCCGAGATGCTCCGGAATGGGAAGGTGACGCTGGACGTCAAGCAGGTCTAAGCGAGAAAAACCTGCGGTATAATGAACCCCTAGAAAGGAGCCACACCATGAAGAAGACTGACCCCATTCAGCAGACAATTGAAGCTGCTCTGAAGGAGGCCGAGCTTCACGATCCCTCTAGTGAGGACTACACCACAATTGCTCGAAATGTCGAGACTCTTGCGAAAGCCAAAGCCCTTGGCGAGAGCAAGAAGCTCAGCAAAGACGCAATTCTCGGTGCAGTCACCTCCATGGCAGGTATCGTAGCCGTCCTCCAGTACGAGCGACTTGCAGTCGTCAGCTCGAAGGCGTTCGGTTTGATCATGAAGGTTAAACCCTTCTGAGATTCGCCTGGCCCCCTGTGCTATACGCATGGGGGGCTTGGCTTATCTTTTTTTGCCCACGCGAGAAAATCCCACAGTATATTGAAGACCCTACTCTGAAAGGACACGCTATGAACGCCACCCTCAAGAAGTACCTCCCGAACCTCATTGGCTTTGCCGTTTGTGGAACCGGATGGCTCTACTGCCACATTCGTGAGCAGCAGATCCGTCGCGAGCTCGACAAATCGTGGACTGCCATCTACGAGAACGATCAGGAATACTTCGACAAGTTCTACCGTCCCGAGAACGAGAAGTAATTCTCCCCCTATATCCCGAACCTGGGATATAGGCTTTCGCGTAGAAAACGGGCTCTATATTGAAACCCGTCATAGAAAGGACACTCTCATGAACCTCTCTCCCGCCGCTGCACAGGCCGCCCTCGACTACGCCGAGGAGCTTGCTGCTACTGGACTGAGCTCTGAGCAGTACGACCACTACTACCTCTGACACAGTTCTAGATCCCGCCATGGGATCTAGGCTTATCTTTTTTTTGCTTAATCACACCAGTCACAGGAGTCGCAGAATTAACACATGGTATATTGAAGACCCTTAGAAAGGAACCACAATGACCACCTTCCTCGCTCTTGTCATCGCCCCCTTCGTCGTCATCGGCACTCTGCTGATTGTCGCCGAGATGGTTGGCAAGAAGAAGACCTGGAACTTCTGATCCTACCACCTTCCAGCCAAAGATCCCGCCATGGGATCTAGGCTTTTTTTTTTTTCGCAAATATAACTTGTCCTATATTGAAGACCCTACTCTGAAAGGAACCACAATGACCTGGACCGTCTACGCACTCATCGTTGCTATTCTCATCCTTGGCCTGCTTCTCGGTTCTGCTTGGAACAGTCTGTATCTTGCGAACAACAAGATCCGCCGACTGTCCGAGAAGAACTACAAGCTCCAAGAGCAGATCGCAAGCAACAATCGCGTTATTCGATCGCTTCAGGACGTTCGTGACAAGCTCACGAAGGAGAACTGGAAGCTTCACGACCAGTTGAAGAACTGAACCTTATACCCCATTAACTTGGGGTATAGGCTTTCCGCGAGAGAATCTTTGTCTATATTGAAGATCCTACGAAAGGAAAGACCATGCTCTACATCGCTCTTTGCATTGTTACCATCCTCACCATCTTCTTCGCTGTTTCTCACGAAGAGCAGAAGCACACCGCCTACACCCTCCAGGCTCGTGTGTGGAAGCTCGAGAACGAGAACGCGAAGCTGCGTGCCGAGACGATGACTGACGATGAATGGAACGCGATGGTGGAAAAGGCTCTTGCCAACATCCACTGATCATTCACCTATATCCCGACCTGGGATATAGGCTTTCCGCGAGAAAAACCATGCCTTATATGAGACCCCTCTATTTGAAAGGAAACCCTAATGACTGAGACCACCGACACCTCCGTTGAGACCAACGAGAAGATCGTCGAGTTCAAGTTCAACAAGGACGCTGTCCTGCCCGCTATCAAGCGCAACTCCAAGAAGTTGATTGCTGGCGCCGCTGTATTCGCAGCCGGTACCGCTCTCACCCTCATGGCGTTCCGCTCTGTCCCGGACACGGAAGACCCCGAAGAGCTTGAGCACGATGACCTCGATGAGCTTGACGAGATCGAAGCCTCTGAAGAGACCGACTGAGACCTCATCCTATATCCCGACCTGGGATATAGGCTTTTCTAAGGAGTACATATGGCTAAGGTATTCGACTTCCTGATCATCTGTTTCTACGCTGCACTCGGATATCTTATATGGGATAAGATCGATGGAGCAGCCTCGGAGAAGATATTCCTCGAGACGGTCATTGCCCTCTTCGCCGCAGTGACTGTGATGTTCATAGAGATGGAATTCATGGACTAACCCGATAGAAAGGACGCATCGTGGAATTCGGACAATGGCTTGGTATCTACGGACTACTCCTGCTTATATGGCTCGAGCTTCGTGATATTCGGAAGAAGATGAAATAGCCCGCGAGAAAAACCGGTCCTATATTGAAACCCCTCCGTTTGAAAGGACCACTCATGACCCGCATCGCCGTTTCGATCATCAAGACCGTGACCTTCATCCTCGGAATTGTTCTCGCATCCTGCTTTATTGGACGCGGTGCAAATGCCCGGATGAAGCACGTTGTTGGTGTTCAGCAGCGTTTCATCGCGCGCCGTGATCGTAAGATCAACCGCTGGTAATTCAGCACTATACCCCGACTTGGGGTATAGGCTTTTCCTCGAGAAAGGAGCACGCATGTTCGAGGAACCACCAATCTACTACATCCTGATCAGCCTCATCTTCCTGATCATCTTCGGCGCAATCAGCTTCGCAACCTGGCTGGTTTGGCTGACTAACGTGGCATTCTTCGTCAAGCTGGTCATCACCGCAATCGGAGTGCTGTTTGCGGCAATGACAGTCATCCTCTACACGATCTCGGCGGAGTGATATGTTAGTCGTACTTCTCGGTCCTAGTTGTTCAGGCAAGTCTACATTCCAGAAGGAGCTGGTTGAGAATGAAGGGTACCATGCAGTCCGCACTGCGACGACCCGACCTAAGCGTATGGGAGAGGACGCTTCTTCCTACTACTTCCTCAAGGATAGTGCCTTTGCGGAGTGGGAAGGACGAGGAGATCTTATCTGTAGTGAGGTCTTCCGAGGCTGGCGATACGGAGTACCGCGTGACGAGATTGCCCGACGGAACGACCGGCCTAATCGAGTTGTCATCCTCACACCCGGAGGTGTCATGGAGCTCCTATCACGACATTCGGAAATCATCACCGCCGATGCGCTGTCCATCCTATACCTCGGGGTGGATGGGGCTACGGGGGAATCTCGCGCTTGCCGTAGAGGGGATTCACGACGAGAATATCTCCGACGAATGGCCGCAGATTCCATCGATTTCCGACGCTACCCTAAAGAGACTGGTGTGTGGGAGTTCACCCCAGATTTCGTCCTGGATTGCGTCAACAATCCGGAGAATTACAAACTCGCTCCTCGACTCAAGAAAGTAGAAAGGAAGCACAAGTGAGCATCATCTGGTGGACTCTGTATATTCTCGGGGCTCTGACAATGGTCGTGATCTGGACGCAGATTGCCGCCCTTATCGGTACCCATCTCAAGGCTCATCGTGACCGAGTGCTTGGAAACTCTGTCGGAATGACTCGTAAGGATATTGAGGCGATCGTCCGAATGGAGATCCAGTCATATTTGAGCAAGGAGGACAAGTGATTAATGCGAACGGTGTTACGCAATTCTTCAAGGCAAACGCTCCGGCTATTCTCACGGCCTCGGCATGCGTCGGGACCGTTGCTACGGCCGTACTCACAGCGAAGTCTACTACGCTCGCAGTCGAGAAGATCGCAGACTACTGTGAAGCCAATCTTCGCTCACCCGAAGACCTCTCTTGGAAGGAGAAGTTCGCAGTATCATATCGAGTATATATTCCCCCGGCCATCGCAGGCGTATGCACTCTGGTATCGATCATCGCGGCGAATCGTATTCAGTACTCTCGTGGAGCGGCGTTCGCACTGGCTTACACAGGTTCGGAGGCGGCGTTTAAGCGATATCGAGAAGCGGTGGCGGACGTGGTTAAGCCGAAGGACCGCGAGAAGATTAAGGCCCGCGTTGCAGAGAAATCGGTTCAAGCAGCTGGCGAACCACATCCCGGAACTATTCTTGTGGCTGGGGGAGGGGACGTTCTCTGCTATGACATCTTCTCGGGGCGGTATTTCAAGTCCGACATCGAATCCATCCGCCGAGTCGAGAACAACATTAATGGGCAGCTCAATCTCGAGTGTTATGCCTCTCTCAACGAGTTCTACAACGGCATTGGCCTTCCACCCATTGCAGCCGGTGAACTGGTTGGATGGTCCGAACCGAACTCCCTCTCCGTCGAGTTTGGTTCTCAGCTCACTGAAAAGGGTGAGCCAGTACTTACGGTCGACTTTCTAGTCGCCCCCAAGGAAAACTACTTCAAGATCAACTGAAAGGAAACCATCTATGTTCTCTCACATCATCCGCGTCCGTGGTATCTTCGACGACGAGCCCACCACCAAGAAGCTCTACTTCCACATGTCTCGCCGTGAGATGTTCGACTTCATCAAGCGGTATGACAATGTGACCAACTTTGAGAAGTGGCTCCAGGCCGCTATCGACAACGAGGACCTGTACGCTATGATGAAGTTCTTCGACGACCTCATCGGTACCTCGTATGGTGAGCGCCAGGGCGAGCGCTTCGTAAAGTCCGAGCAGATCAAGGAGTCCTTCCTCAACTCGCCGGAGTACGAGGAGCTCTTCGACCAGCTCATGGACAACCCGTCTCTTGTCCGTGAGTTCTACAACGGTATCCTGCCTGAGAAGATCATGAAGCAGGTCCAGCAGGATCCCAAGTACAAGGAGCTCGACAACAAGCTCAAGGAGACTGAGCTCAACAACCTCTGATCCATATTTGGGGGCCCTGGAGAAATCTGGGGCCCCCACCTCCTTGAAAGGGGCCACCTTTGTCAGCACCAATCCGTCCGAACCTCCCATCCAACAGCAAGCTCCCAGAGCGCAAGAAGGTCGAGCAGGTCACCACTGCTACCGTCACCAAGAAGAAGGCTAACTTCGGGACGAAGGCGATTTCAGCTTTCGTCGGAGAGGATATCCACAATGTCGGCGAGTATCTACTCTACGATGTTACTATCCCTGCTATCAAGAACACACTCTCGGATCTGGTCAGCCAGGGCATCGAACGTCTCCTCTTCGGAGAGTCTTCTCCTCGAGCTCGCAGCTCGTCCGGGGGGTCCCGTGTCTCATACGGATCATATTCTCGACCAGGCTCAGCACCAGGCAATAAGCGAGACGCTTCTCCTCGTTCACGTCGATACCATGATTTCTCAGAGATCGAGCTCGAGTCCAGAGATGAAGCTTATCTCGTTATCGACCGACTTGGCGACATCATCGAGGAGTACGGTCTTGCCACCGTCGCCGACCTCTACGATCTCTGCGGTATCACTACCGAATACACTGACGAGAACTGGGGCTGGACTTCGGCCCGGTACATGTCGGTAATTAGATCTCGCCGAGGCTACATGCTTCAGCTCCCGAAACCCGACCACATCAATGCACGATGAATCCTCAGCAAGTGCGGCTTGAATTGATCGCCGCCTACCCATTCTCAGACAAGTGGCGTCGCCGTGTTGAACGCATGGAAGACGACCAGGCAATCGCTATCTATCTTCGACTCAAGAAAGCAGGACGTATCAAATGAATCTCGGAATTGTCACCCGCCTCGCTGGACGCGCTGGACTGGTTCTCAGCAAGCACGCCCCAACCATCCTGACTGCAGCCGGTACTGTCGGCTTCATCGGGACCACAGTTCTCGCCTCCAAGGCAACCCTCAAGGTTGAGGAGACTCTGGCTGAGGAGACTGCCCTTCTCGTCAAGGTCCACGAGGCCCACGAGGACGGCAAGCTCACTGACAAGGACGCCACTCGGGACAAGGTCATCCTCTACACCCGAATGACCACCAAGCTGGCGAAGCTTTATGCCCCCGCCCTGATTCTTGGGGCGGCCTCTATCGCCTCCCTGATTACCGGCCACGGTATCATGCTTAAGCGGAACGCCTCTCTGGCTGCCGCCTATGCCGCGGTCGACCAGGCCTTCAAGACCTACAAGAAGAAGGTCGAGTCCAAGTTCGGTAAGGACGCGGTGCTGGACGCCATCGTGTCTGTCGCCGATGAGGACCTCACCAAGGACGAGATGACTCTCGAGGCCGTCTCTGCTGTCGATGGAGTCTCGCCCTATGGCGTTATCTTCGACGACGAGAACATCAACTGGTCCGCTGATGAGGACCTGGCTATGCTGCACCTCAAGTGCCAGCAGCAGTACGCGAATGATATTCTTCAGACTCGTGGGCACATCTTCCTCAATGAAGTGTACAAGATGCTCGGGTTCCCCCACACTCCTGCTGGTGCTGTGACTGGCTGGGTCAAGGGGAATGGCGACGACTTTGTCGACTTCAACATCTTCGAGGGCACCTTCGAGGGTGAGGACAAGAACGGCCGTACCGTAACCAAGTGGGCGCTGGACTTCAACGTCGACGGTGTCATGTACGACAAGATCTGAGGTGCCATGTTCGAGAAGATCGCATATTTCGCAGCCGGGGCTGTCACAGGCGGCCTTGGCGTATATTTCGTTCTTGCTCGCAAGTTCGAGCAGGACTTCCAGGAAGCCACAATCGAGATCAACAAGGAGCTTGCAGAAATTGCTGAAGCGAAGCACAAAGAGCGAGTGGGAGATGGCCCTGATCCAGAGGATCGCGAACCCGATTCTGAGCCGGTGGTACCGAGTGTTGCTGTGGACTACTCTCCGACTCCTGTGGAAGATTCCGACCAGGAGGAAGTAGTCAAGCGTACGATGGATCGACAGCACTTCGAGGCTTATCAGATCACTGAGGAGGAGTATCGCTCCCCAAAGTCTCAAGAGCATGTCGAGCTCACGTACTATATGGAGGACGATGTCTTCGCTGACAACCGGGGCGTTCCTATGCAGGATACGTCCTGGTTCGACAATATCATCAGCGGAATCTCTGCCTCCGATTCCATCATCTATGTCCGAAGCATGAGCCGCCACGCGGACTTCGAGATCACAATTCTCGACGATTCCTACGAGCACTCGGTTCTCGGGGTTGAGTACTACGAGGACTAACCATGATCGAGGCAGCACCGGATAACTCATATTTCGAGTGGCTTGTGGATCGAACCGGGGATACTCGCAAGGCTGAGTGTCCCGAGGAATCCTTCATGAGCTTGCTCGAGATCATGCACCAGACGCCGTTCCGAGTGATCGTCGCGAACGACATCAACCGTGCACAGGATGGAATTGACCTTCGTAGGGCGTTTGTTCGAGAGAACAACTACGTATCCTACGTCTGGCTTAACGAGCAGTCTTGCTCCATGCTCGAGATGTTCATCGCTTTGGCCGAGCGTATGGACATGATGCTCGAGGATGATGATACGCCATATTCTCTGGAATGGTACTTCTGGGAGATGGTGAAGAACTGTGGCCTCTACGACTATACAGATGAGGTACTGTTCAACCCCCGCCACGAGGAAGAGGTAGAATCTATTCTCGAGCGGATCAACTCAAGGGATTACACGAAGCTGGGACACGGATCCATGTTCCCCCTTCGTGCGATTCCTCTTCATGGCGCACGTGATATGCGCAAGGCGGAACTCTGGGCCCAAATGAACGCCTACGCAAACGAACATTATTTGTAAAGGAGACTCATGGATTTCTACCGAATCTGCGAGCGTACCACAAAGAGTGGAAAGGTGGAAATCTACCCTGAGTTCCTCGTCGGAAGATCGAGGGATATTCTCATTCAGGGGCGAGACTTCCAGGCAATCTGGGATGAGGAGAAGGGGCTCTGGTCTACAGACGAGTTTGACGTCGCTACGTTTGTAGACCGGTCCCTCTTCGAGCACCAGAAGAATCACAAGGGTCAGATCGAGACCGTTGTGAAAACTATGTCCAACTACAACACTGGACTATGGACCAGCTTCCAGACTTGGAAGTCCAGGCTCCCTGACAATGGACAGGAGCTTAACAGTAAGCTTATATTTGCAGACAGTACTCCTAGAAAGGAAGACTATGCCACTGCAAGGCTTCCATACTCTCTCGAGGAGGGCGAACCGGTCGCTTGGGGATCTCTCATTGGAACTCTATATGATGAGGATGCTCGACGAAAGCTTGAGTGGCTCATCGGCTCTATCGTGGCTGGCGACTCTAAGAGGATTCAGAAATTTGCCGTCTTGTATGGTCCCCCGGGATCTGGAAAGTCAACGGTGCTCAACATTCTGGAGCTTCTATTCCAAGGATACACAACCACGTTTGATGCAGGAGCGCTTGGATCCAAGTCAGATCAGTTCGCGACCAGCTCCCTCGGTAAGAGTTCGCTCGTGGCCATCGATCAAGATGGCGATCTGTCCCGAATTGAGTCCAATGGACTCCTCAACAGCATTGTTGCGCACGAAACTATTCTCATCAATGAGAAGGGAGTACGAAGGTACCCTAAGCGAATCAATGCAATCCTATTTGTGGGGACCAACAAGCCCGTTAAGATCACTGACTCCAAGTCAGGTATCATCCGTCGACTTATCGACATCTCCCCTACCGGGAACAAACTGGACGTCAGTGAGTATCAAACTCTCATGACACAGGTCCGGGATGAGCTCGGACGGATCGCCAATCACTGCCTTGGGGTTTATCGAAGTCTTGGTAAGCATTACTACGACGCCTATAAGCCCCAGGACATGATGATGAAGACGAATGTACTCTATAACTTTGTTGAGGAGAACTATCTTCTCTTCAAGGAAGAAAAGTACGTTAGTCTCGCTATGGCATACAAGCTATATAAGGAGTACTGCAGTGAGAGTAATATCCCGTACCCGAAGAGCCGATACCTCTTCCGTGAAGAACTCAAAGATTACTTTGACGAGTTTCATTCACGTGTACAGCATGACGGCAATAGACTACGCAGTGTCTATTCCGGCTTCCGGGATTACCTACTGGATCCTGCCGAACTCGAGGCTTCTCCAGAGGAGCCATATTCGCTGGCCCTCGACTACTCCGAGTCCATTCTCGACGAAGCCCTCGCTGATTGCCCGGCACAGCAAGCCGGACCTTCTGGCACTCCGCAGTTCCGATGGGCGAACGTTCATACCGCTCTAAAGGACGTTGATACCCATGAGGTCCACTACGTCAAAGTCCCCGAGAACCACATCGTCATCGACTTTGATATCAAGCAGGACGGTCGGAAGGACCTTAATCGAAACCTTCAGGCTGCCTCAGAATGGCCCCCTACCTACGCCGAGACCAGTCAAGGTGGTAATGGAGTTCACCTCCACTACATCTACGATGGAAATCCTTCCGAACTGGCGAGGCTCTACGACGAAGACATTGAGATCAAGGTCTTCACAGGTGATTCCTCTCTGAGGAGAAAGGTCACCCACTGCAACAACATCCCGGTGGCTCATATTTCAGAGGGGCTACCGTTTAAGGAGAAGAAAGTGATCAACAAGACCACCATGGCCAACGAGAAGAAGGTCAGGGAGCTTATTGAGCGCAACCTTCGGAAGGAGATCCACCCCTCGACAAAGCCCTCGATTGACTTCATTGCCAAGATCCTCCGTGACGCCAAGGAACAGGGGATGATCTATGATGTCAAGGATCTGAAGCCTCGTGTGCTGGCGTTTGCTATGAACTCGACGCATCAGTCTGAGGCGGCTATTAAGGCCGTGATGGAGATGCCGTTCACCAACGAGGATCCAGAGGAGAAGTCCGTGGGATTCCCGACTGGTGAGCTGGTCTTCTTCGACTGTGAGGTCTTCCCGAATCTGTTCCTCGTGAACTGGAAGGTGAAGGGTAATCCGACAGTACATCGGATGATTAACCCCACCCCCGAAGAGATCGAGGCCCTCTGTGAGATGCGGCTTGTTGGCTTCAACTGCCGGAAGTACGACAATCATATTCTCTATGCTCGTACGCTAGGTTTCAACAATGCCAAGCTGTACGACTTGAGCAAGCGGATCATTGAGAACAGCGTCACTGCAGGGTTCGTCGAGGCATACAATCTGTCCTACACTGATGTGTACGACTTCGCAGCTACCAAGATGTCTCTCAAGAAGTGGGAGATCGAGCTTGGCCTGCACCACCAGGAGCTCGGGCTGCCTTGGGATGAGAATGTTCCTGAGGATCGTTGGGAGGAAGTCGCGGCATATTGTGATAACGACGTTATTGCAACCGAGGAGGTCTTCAACCACCTCCATGCGGACTGGCAGGCCCGTCTTATGCTTGCTCAACTGTCTGGTCTGACTCCTAACGACACGACCAACAAGCACAGTCAGTTCATCATCTTTGGGAAGAACAGGAATCCGCAGAGTGAATTCGTTTACACCGATCTCAGTGAGCAATTCCCTAGCTATCAGTACTCTTTCGGTAAATCTGTTTACCGGGGTGAAGAAATCGGTGAGGGCGGGTACGTCTACGCCGAGCCAGGTATCTATGTCGACGTCGCCCTTCTCGACGTTGCGAGCATGCATCCCACTTCAATCGAGTGTCTCAACCTCTTCGGAGACCGATACACTAAGCGTTTCAGCGAGATCAAGCAAGCCCGAGTAGCCATCAAGCACCACGATGATGCAACTGCCCGAGCACTGCTCGATGGGGCCCTGGCCCCCTTCTTGGAGGAAGGCGTCGATTACGAGGCCCTGGCCTTTGCACTCAAGATCGTCATCAACTCCGTGTACGGACTCACTGCGGCGAAGTTTGCCAATCCTTTCAAGGACCCGCGGAACGTGGACAATATTGTTGCGAAGAGAGGCGCGCTCTTTATGGTAGACCTCAAGCACTTTGTCCAGGAGCAGGGCTTCGATGTTGCGCACATCAAGACCGACTCGATCAAGATCCCGAGGGCCACTCCCGAGATCATCGAGAAGGTCATGGAGTTCGGCAAGAAGTACGGCTACACCTTCGAGCATGAGGCAACTTACGACCGTATGTGTCTCGTGAACAAGGCTGTTTATGTCGACTACGAGGATGGGAAGTGGAGCGCCACTGGTGCCCAGTTCCAGCATCCCTACGTCTTCAAGGAGCTCTTCTCGAAGGAGGAGCTGGATATTCGAGACGTGGCGGAGACCAAGAGCGTTACCACCGCTCTGTATCTGAACAACGGAACAGAAGACAGCCCTGAGATGGAGTTCGTCGGTAAGACCGGCGCCTTCGTCCCCGTAAACCGTGGAGGCGGGATCCTTCTCCGCGAGAAAGATGGTGCATACCATGCCGCATCAGGCAGTACCGGTTACAGGTGGGTACAGTTCGAGTCCTTCAAGGAAGCCCACGCCGACGACTGGAAGGAGTACGTCGACTGGGGATACTTCGAAGGTCTTGCTGACGCTGCAAAGGCTGCGGTGGGAGAATTCGGAGACTTCGAGGCCTTCACCCTTGGAGCTTGACGCCTACGATTGGAGCCTTGGTACTGATGGCTGATCTGATAAACAGCTGGCTTCCTTACCAGGAACTCTCGATTGATAAGGATCGGGATCCGGTTACCGACGACGAGATCATTTATGGGAGCAACGTCAAGCACTTCACCCTGACGGTATATTCTCCTGAGGGTCGAGTCAACAAGTACTGGAATGCCCGGATCCTCAAGGACCAGGTGGGTTACTGCCGAGTAGCCTGCCCTAGAGAGAAGAAGATCCTGTGCTTCAACTGGGTCAACTGGACCGCATATATGTTCACCCACGACGGGTTGAACGAGCTGGTCTTTATGCCCGATGCTAGGCGCAGGACTGTCTCTCAACTTTCATTCGATCATGTACCGATGAAGGAGGTGAAGTAATATGGGATGCTGGCACTGGGTTCTTGTTCGAGGACCTTTCTGGCAGCGGCACTGGATGTTTGTGCAGGATGCAGGATGCTTCCGTCATAACTACACCTGATGCGTAAAAGCCCCCGGGTCTGTAAAAGGGCCCGGGGGTCCGCGTCAAAAACCACGGGTATTATGAGACCCCTCTACGAAAGGACACATCATGAACCCCGTTGCTACCCTCGCCGTCCGTCTGGTTGTCGAGACCTGCTCCGGTATGGTTGTTAGCCGCGCCCTCTCGCCGATCGTCAAATCCGCCACTGGCCTTACCAAGGTCGCTATGTGGATTGGCGTATTCGGCCTGAGTTCTGTCGCTAGCGCCCACGCTGGAAAGGTTGTCGTCAACTCGATCAACGACGGACTGAAGCTTGGTGACGAGATCACTGAGAAGACCGAAGACTGATCTCTAGTTTATACCCCATTAACCTGGGGTATAGGCTTTTTTTTCTGAAAGGAGCACGCATGCCAGGAAAGATTGTCGCCAACGATACCCATCTTCGAATCGATACGGAGTTCATCGAGCTCAAGGACTGCTTCGAGGCATTCCGTCGAGGGGTGGAGTATCGCGAGAAGAATGACGTTGACGATATTCTCGTCATCTGTAACGCCCCCGATATCATTGAGTACCAGCTCAAGAACGGGGACAGCTTCATCGTCACCTACGATCCCATTCACCGGATCATCGTGATGCGGGTGTTCCTCCACGACGAGGACATCACCATCAAGCCCATCTATGTTTACAACAACCGTGAGTACCAGATCGCCTGTGAATTCCTCAGGCAGGTAATGCACGACAAGATTGACCTTAAGGACGAGTGGATCGCGTGAGCAAGAAGAACCCCAGCGTCATTGACTACTTCGACCTCAATGGTGACCTGAACGAGGAGGCCTACGAGTTCGAGGACGTAAAGCTTGACGAGTATATTGACAAGCGAAGCAACGTCAAGCCCTCCTGGATTGGTAAGTACAGCCACCAGATGCACTTCGATCTTCCGGATGACACAGAGGTCAGCTTCTACAAGGGGCTGAATATTGTCTACGCGGATATCAACTTCGCAGGTGGAATCCGTACCATCCTGTTCAAGTGCCGACAGAAGAAGAATCTCACCCGATTCATTTCCCGAGTGCTTGAGATTGCACAGGGATCTCCCTCAAACGTCCACCCCGACTTCCGAGCCTGATTTAAGGAGTACACAATGGCACGACCCAAGAACATCACCATCGAGAACGCCCGTATCTTCTTCAAGGACTTCTCTGCCTCTGGTCCTTTCGCCGGGGGTACCAAGCGCACGTTCTGTGTCGAGATTCCCGAGGACATGGTCCCTGAGCTCGAGCGGGACGACTGGAATGTGAAGACCCGGGAGTCTCGGAATGACCCGGATGCTCTCACTCACTACATCAAGGTGGAGGCTTCTTACCGATCCCGTCCTCCGAAGATTATCTGCATCCCGAACCTGACTCGACGGAAGGTTTACATCAACGAGCAGACCATCGATTCTCTGGACTATGTCGAGATCCTGAACGTGGATCTCACGATCAACCCTTACGTCTGGGAGGCGAATGGGAACACCGGCGTGAAGGCATATTTGGGTACCATGTATGTCACGATCTCCGAGGACCCGCTCGACGCCAAGTATGCCGATGAGGAGGTGGCTGCCTGATGCGACGCTATGGTTTCTTCAACTTCCTGTTTGATGTCTTCATGGTCTCGGTGACCGGAGGATTCTGGCTGATCTGGATCTTCATCAGGGAGATGCGACGAGGCTGATTTTATACCCCGGGGTCTGTAAAAGGGCCCCGGGGTTCCCCACTCATAGAAAGGACATACGTGGCTAGCCGACTTATCGTCACTGCTGATGATATTCTGAAGGCGGTCAAGGAATCAGAGGAGTTCGAGAAGAAGGCCCTCACTGAGGCTCGGAAGCGAGACCGGGCTGAGGGTAAGGAACCTCGAGAGACTCTGTATCCTAACCCGGATCTTAAACCTGGTCGAGAGATCGTGCTCGACTACATCAAGAACCCGGAGCGTCGTCGTACGCCACGGTGTTCCGTTCACCTTGAGAAGCGGACTGCTAACAACAGCTATCGTTTTATCGTTGACGTCTCTCAGGTTCGAAACCGAGAGCTTGCGGATGAGATAGAGAAGGATCTCTTCGCATTCATGGACTACCTTCTCGACGAGTACGACATTCCCCGACGCATAAAAAGGAGCACAAAATGATCACTCTTATCAAGGTTGACGAGGGTCCCGTTGACATCTACGAGCTTCGTATGAAGTATCTTGCCAAGCTCAAGGAGACGGATGGGGTTATGCTTCCTAAGTTCATCTACAGGAACAAGGAGCTCTTCGTCACTGAGTTCAAGCCCACTTGCGATGACCAGTGGATCATGTACATGACGAACGCTGATGGTCTCATCACCAAGATGCGGATTAAGAATGGCGACCTGATGAGCAATGGGTCGGTTCTGTTCCTTGCTAAGGAGAGGAAGACCTACAACGCCAAGGAGTACTTCGACTACTGGACTGCCCGTGAGGGGAAGCCTGCTCCGTTCTTCTACGAGTCCCGGCAGTATCATGTCAAGTCGTTCATGCGGGTTCCTGGCTCGACTGATCTGTGGATCACCGCTGAGCGAGAGACGGGGCACTGGTACACCTTCCGCATGTCTGACGACCTGAAGTCCAAGTTCACTCGCCACACCATTACAAACGAGAAGGGGCACCAGAGCTACGACTGGGTTCTCAAGAATGTCGAGTGGGCCGCGGACACGATCCGTTATTTCTGAGGAGGATATTGTGGAGCTGACTTCAGCCGGATATTACAAAATTCCTCGGTATATGGGATGGGAGGAATTCCTTGCTCATACCCGAGCTGTCTTGGATTGCGGGAACCACATGTATATTCAGTTCTCGTCAAAAGAGGGCCCGGTTTTGGTGACGGATTTCCGTAAGGAGAATGGTCTGGGTCTGGACCACTCCTGGTTGTTCAGTGTCTCTGGTACTGGGCATACTCATACTCTCATCGAAGACATCACCAACTTCAAGTTCATTCAATTCCGACCTAACACAGAATGGGTGGCTATTCACATGGGAAGCACTAAGCGACTCGGCGTCAACGAATTCAACGAGTTCCGTATCAGCGAGACTTTCCGGCATCTGCACCCGGTCATTTTCTTGCGCGCAGGATATTTCTGGCACGTGATGGGTATGGAGCCTACCGACATCGAGGTAGAGGGTGGGAAGGTGTGGTACCTTTACCTGAAGCGTCAGGACAAGGACTTCATGATCAGGGTCGATTTCACCAGCGACCAGAAGTTCATCTTCAATCCACTCTCCGACTCCTGGAGCCTCGACGATCCGACCCAGGAGATCACCGACCTCGAGGGGATCAAGAAGTCGCTCAAGTCGGACGAGGTTTCCGAGGTGATCGTCTCGGGTGTCCCGATGCGTCTCATCCGGGTTCAGGAGATCGCGAAGGGGGTTCTCTTCTTCGTCTTCCTCGACACGAGTGAGGCGCGTCGGTACTACTACGCTCGCCGTACGACCAAGCTCCGTATCGTCACAAATGCGGAGAACGGGCGCAAGGAGTACCTCCTGGACCACGTCAAGGCCATGCACATTGACTGAGCGCTGGCGAAGTTTACCCAACCCCTACTCAAAGTATGAGGCTTCTGATCTAGGCCGGGTGCGGAATATCTCGACAGGTAGGGTTCTGACTATCCAGCGCTGTTCTGACGGAGCTCCCGGGTTCTCCCTGTATCGCGATGACTCAGGTAAGCAGACCATGGTTCGCTGTGGTGTGACTATCTGGCGTGCGTTCCGTGGGGAGCCCGGGAGAGGCAACTATGTCATCCACTTGAATGGTGACATGGCCAACTGCAGACTTGAGAACCTCAAGCTGGTGTCCTACTCAGAGTACCGGCAGGCCTGGTATGATGAGTACAATGCTCGGATGGACGCCATCTATGATGAGACTGTGTCCGAGTTCGACGAGTGGATCTTCGGATCCTGTCTCGAAAGGAGAACACACTAACCATGACAGTTACGTATCGCCCTGAGCAGATCCAGGCGGTGCGTCAACTGCAGAACGGCAGCATCTTGGCGGGTGGCGTTGGTTCAGGGAAGACCCTGACTAGTCTGGCGTGGTACCTCACGTCGGTTTGTAACGCCGCCTCGTTCAAGAAAGGGGGGTCCTTGGCTAAGAAGAAGGTCAAGGGCTCCCCTACGCTGTATGTCATCACAACCGCTAAGAAGCGGGACTCCCTTGAGTGGGAGGAGGAAGCTGCGCGTCTCGGTCTGAGTACTGATCCTGCATGTAGTTTCACAGGTTCATCCATTGTGGTGGACTCGTGGAACAACATCGGGAAGTACTCGGATCGAGAACACGCGGTATTCTTTTTTGATGAGCAGCGTGCTTCCGGCAGTGGGCGCTGGGTCAAGGAGTTCTTGAAGATCACTCGTAAGAACACCTGGCTTCTGCTCTCAGCGACGCCTGGAGATGTCTGGATGGACTACCTCCCGGTATTCATGGCTCACGGATTCTTCAGGACTCGTACGGAGTTCATGGAGGATCACGTCATATTTGATCGCTTCGCAAAATACCCCAAGGTCAAACGATACATAGGGGAGGCGAAGCTGCAGCGACTTCGTCGGAGTATTCTCGTGGAGATGCCGGTGGAGCGACACACTACTCGTGAGAGGGAGACTGTCTACTGCGACTACGACCGTGACTTGTATAAGTGGGTCGTGAAGAACAGGATGGATCCCTGGACAGAGGAACCCCTTAGAGATGCAGGTGGGGTCTGCAGAATCTTGAGAAAGGTGGTCAGTGACAATGACTGGCGTTCAGAGCAAGCCAAGCGCATACTCTCAAGCAATGAGAGGGTTATCGTATTCTACAATTACAACTATGAGCTCGATCGAATCCTTACAGTTGCAGAGAGCCTTGGACTGCCTACGGCGCAATGGAATGGACATCGGCACGATGCTATACCAACAGAACCTCGATGGGTCTATATCTGTCAGTACACCTCGGCAGCAGAGGGATGGAACTGTACTAGTACCGATACGGTTCTCTTCTGGTCCCTCAACTATTCCTGGCGAGTGACGGAGCAGTGTGAGGGTCGAATTGATCGATTGAACACGCCATATTCTCGGTTGAAGTACTACTTTCTTGAGTCTCATTCCTCGATAGATGAGGCGGTTCGGCGGTCGCTGAGCTCGAAGAGGGTGTTCAACGAGAGAGCATTTGTCGGTTAGAATACGTGTGACGGTGGGTCGGGAGAGTGGTCACTTTTTATTTGGTGGCCATTTTTCCGTCTCACTGGCCATTTTTTCATGTTACAGAAGTGACAGATGATACTCATCACACGTATTGTGGCCAAAAAAGTGGACACTTAGGTGTCACACGTATTGTGGACTTTTCCTTGGAATTGCAACGAAAGGTCACAATGTGGCCATTTTTAGTAAAATATATATATTGATTGATTGATTGATTTTTTAATATATATATGAGTATAGGGATTTTTTGGGTTTTTTGTCCAAGCCTGTTCCTTGAGGCTGTTTGATGATGTTTGATGATGTTTATCGATCGAATTTTCACATTAGTCACATCTGTAACAAAACCCCACCCATTCCAAGAATACCCCCTCTACAATACGTGTGACACCCCTTGTCGCAAACTACGCATATAATGATAAGAAGGATAGAAACAAGCCTATCCCTTCTTATAGGCTTACCCAGAGGAGCACACCATGCGTGAGTCACAATTCCAAGCACAGCTCATCAAGAAGCTGAACAAGATGCTGCCGGGGATCATCATTCTGAAAAATGACCCCAACTACATTCAAGGTATCCCCGATCTGATTCTTCTCTACAAGAATCGTTGGGCAGCCCTTGAGGTGAAGCGAGGCGCCATTGCCTCAGTCCGTCCGAACCAAGCACACTATGTTCGGACCATGCATGCGATGTCGTATGCCGCATTCATCTACCCTGAGAACGAGAGCGAGATCCTCAGTGAAGTTCAACAATCACTCACAGCTTAGTGGGGCCCACGCATTCCTTTCCGCCAGTAAGTATCACTGGCTCAACTACTCTCCCGACAAACTGATCGAGACCTTCCGAACTGCCCAGGCTGCCGCAAAGGGTACCCGTCTTCACGAGCTCGCTGCTGAGCACATTCGACTGAAGATGCGCATGCCTCGAAACAAGGTGACATTCAACAACTATGTTAACGATGCTATTGGGTTTCGGATGGAGCCGGAGCAAGTCCTGTTTTACTCGGTCAACTGCTTTGGCACTGCTGACGCTATCTCCTTTGACAAGGGCCTGCTTCGCATCCACGATCTGAAGACTGGCGTTCACCCCGCCAAGATTGATCAGCTCATGATCTACGCGGCACTCTTCTGCCTCGAGTATGATGAGCGTCCTGGGGCTATCAACTACGAGCTCCGTATCTACCAGAATGACGATATTCAGGTAGCAAACCCGGAGGGCGACGACATCGCCCCTATCATGGACACCATCATCCAATTCGACAAGCTTATCGAGAAGATCAAGGAAGAGGAGGCCTAATGGATCTCGCTCACTATGGTGTTAAGCGTAAGTCTGGACGTTACCCCTGGGGTTCCGGAAAGGACCCGCATCAGCACTCGGGCGACCTCCTCTCCACCATCAAGGATCTTAAGGCGAAGGGTCTCTCCGAGACTGAGATCGCCAAGGGCCTTGGAATGACCACCACCCAGCTTCGAGCCCAGAAGTCCATTGCTAAGAACGAGAAGCGTAAGGCCGACGTTGCAATGGTGGCCCGGCTCAAGGAGAAGGGGATGTCCAACACGGCCATCGGTCGTCGTATGGGCATCAACGAATCATCCGTTCGAGCGCTTTTAGACCCCACCCTCAAAGAAAGGGCGGGGAGCACTGAGGCGCTTGCCAAGGAGCTTAAGAAGCAGGTCGGTAAGGACGGCCTACTTGACGTCGGACTTGGTGTTGAGGTCAACATGGGTGTTACAAGCACCAAGATGAAGACCGCAACTGCCATGCTCGAGGCTGAGGGCTATCACGTCCACAAGGTGAAGGTTACTCAGCAGACGACCGGAAAGCAGACCGAAATGAAGGTCCTGGTGCCTCCGGGCATGGACTACAAGACGGTTCTGGCTAAGCGGGGCGAGATTAAGGCTCCCGGAGTCAACGTTGAGGACCGGGGTCGTACTGTGTATGGTATTGAGAAGCCTGCCCCTGTCTCCAGTAAGCGCCTTAAGGTCCGTTATGGCCCTGAGGGCGGTACTGACATGGATGGTGTTATTGAGCTACGTAGGAATGTCAAGGATCTTTCTCTCGGTGGTTCCAACTATGCCCAGGTTCGAATTAGTGTTGATGGTACTCACTATCTAAAGGGTATGGCGATGTACTCGGATGATATCCCTAAGGGATACGACATCCGATTCAACACTAACAAGAAGCCTACGGGGAACAAGCTAGACGCACTCAAGCCTATGAAGGACGATCCGGCCAACCCATTTGGCGCCGTCATTCGTAAACAGATGCACTATACTGATTCGAATGGTCGGAAGAAGCTTAGTAGCATCAACATCGTCAACGATGAAGGTACTTGGGGTGATTGGTCTAAGACCTTGAGCTCCCAGTTCCTCTCGAAGCAGCCCGTCTCTCTCGCCAAGCAACAGCTTAAGGCGGCTAGAGACAAGCGCAAGGCTGAGCTCGAAGAGATCATGTCTCTAACAAACCCCGCTGTCAAGAAGAAGCTCCTGCAGTCTTTTGCAGACTCAGTGGATTCAGACGCAGTGGATCTTAAGGCTGCATCTCTTCCTCGGCAGGCCAGTCAGGTAATCCTTCCCGTCCCCAAGATGAAGACCACAGAGGTTTACGCCCCTAACTTCAAACATGGGGAGAAGGTTGTTCTTGTTCGCCACCCTCACGGTGGACGATTCGAGATTCCCGAACTGACTGTCAACAATAAAAACCCCCATGCCCGAAAAAGCATAGGGACCAAGGTCAAGGACGCTATCGGAATCCACCCTAAGGTGGCTGAGCGTCTGTCCGGTGCTGACTTTGATGGTGACTCAGTCCTAGTCATCCCTAACAACAGTGGAAAGGTTAAGACCGCCCCCGCTCTTAAGGGACTGAAGGACTTTGATCCTAAGGCTATGTACCCTAAGTATGAGGGTATGACGCCTATGACCAAGAAGCGCACCCAGCTTGAGATGGGTAAGATATCGAACCTTATCACGGACATGACTATCGCTGGTGCCAACCAGTCTGAGATTGCCAGGGCTGTTCGACACTCCATGGTGGTTATCGACGCTGAGAAGCACAAGCTCAACTATAAGCAGTCCGAGATTGATAATGGTATCGACGCACTCAAGAAGAAGTACCAGGGTAGTTCGACTGGTGGCGCAGCCTCTCTAATCTCGAGGGCTGGATCCACCGCATACCTTCCTGAAAGGAAACCCCGGTCCGCTTCAAAGGGTGGGCCTATCGATAAGAAGACTGGCCGTAAGGTTTGGGAAGAAACCGGTAGGACTTTTAATAAACCCATCTTCGACAAGAACGACCCTGAGAAGGTTGTTGGTTGGAAGACCGAGCGGTCTATTACTAAGTCTACCAAGTTGGCGGAGACTAATGATGCATTCTCCCTTGTTTCTAAGAACGGGAGTACTATCGAAACCGTCTATGCCAACCACTCTAACGAACTGAAGGCTATGGCTAACGCAGCTCGCAAGGCTACGCTTGCTATTCCCTCTGTTCGAAAGAACCCCCAGGCCGCTAAGACCTATGCCCCTGAAGTTAAGTCCCTCAAGGCCAAAGTAAACGAGGCCCTCCGGAATAAACCCAGGGAAAGACAGGCACAGGTCCTAGCTGATGCGGTTGTTAGGGCTAAGAAGCAGGCTGATCCAACCTTAGCTAAAGATAAAGAGCGTATGTCTAAAGTACGCCGCCAGGCTTTAGCCGAGGCCCGTTCAAGAACGGGGGCTGGTAAGAAACCTTTCTCTATCACACCTCAGGAATGGCGTGCTATCCAGGAAGGTGCTATCTCACAGGCTGCTCTCAACAAGGTTCTTGAACTTGCTGATGAATCAGTAGTTAGGGAACTGGCTACACCTAGGTCCCAGCCTAAGGTATCGTCCAGCATGGTGTCCAGAGCCAAGGCTATGAGTAGTAGAGGTAAGACTGCTGCTGAGATTGCTGAAGCTTTGGGAATCTCTACAACATCTGTTCACCGTGCTCTAGAGGAGGGCTGACCACACCATGGTACACACCCTCTCACAGGGCCTCTCTGAGGAGGTCTACTATGGCTAGGATGCTGTCCACAGTGGACAATCCTTACGATCCAAGAACTTCATGGGACGAATGGTTTGCTTTTGACACTGCCCATGGCTACGGTACCTGTGGCCTCCTGGCCAGGCTGTGCACATCAAGCGATTCGTTAAGTGAAGAACTTGAAATCGAAGAAATTGAAAATGCAATTGATCGAATTCTCAATCTTGATGGAACAAATTTCTATCAAACTTTTGAGATCGATGATTGAAAAATAAAAATTTCTTCGTCGACCCGGGGGAGGGGGGGTCTCGCATTTAGGCCCCCCACCCTCATCGCAGCCCCCCCCATATTTTCCCCGGCGGGATATTT